CACGTTCAATGGGAATATCAACGTAATTACCAATCTTGAACCACAGATTCAACCTATCAGCAAGATTGAATTCGGAGATGTCCTCATCTTCAAGAGAAAAGAAATCATTATCAGATAGTTCACTATATCCCCTAAAGAAAGTCTTGGACAATCCAGGATATTTACGTTTCATCAGTTTTTCAATACGTGCATCCTCAACAACATTGACAAACTGAGGAGGAATTTTATGGTTTTTTGACCAGTCTTCATCTGGAGTGAACAGTGCATGGCCAACTTCATGACCCACAAGAAGATCATAAACAACATTACTCGCTTTCTCCCACATAGGAAGAGTCAGAACGCGAGTATGAACATTGAAACAAGCGGTTTCAACATTCTTATGCTCCACGATCAAGTCTTCCGTGGCAAGCAGTTTTGCAAGTTGGGACTTGATTTCGTGTAGGACTGCCATAGGTCTGTTGCGTATGGGCCTATTATACAAAAAAAGAGGGTCTTGCGACCCCCTAGTGGACAGTTTGAAAATTGGCCTCAGTCTCTCTGCCGCCAATCATCTGGTTTGTCTTGTTTGAACCAATCAACGATTTCATCAGCACTATCAAATCCCGTTTTATAATTGGATGGGTCGGGATCTCCTAGCCCCATCCTATTCATAAAATCATCAATACTACCTTCTTCAATATCTCCAGCAGATTGTCTTCTTGCTTTTTTTAACATCTCTCGGGCAGATGTATTTGCCTTTGACAATTTCTCTGCCCATATCATATCTTCAAGTTTTACTTCTTCCCCATTCACAATACACTTGCAAATGAATTCGAGTCTCAATCGATATTGCGTAGACAGCATATATATCCTCACTATCACTAGTATTTAGACTATTCTACTGAATCCTTTTACTTTGTCAAATTTGATGACATTTTCAAACTTATCATATAAACCATCTTTATGTGAAATTACAAAAACATTTGCATCTTTAATTACATATCGAATGATTTTCAAAAACTCTTCCGTACCAAAACCATCCAGAGAACTATCAAATACTTCATCCATAATGAGAAGATTTGTATTTACTGAATTTTTGGCCCTTGCTATTTCTCTCCAGGTAAACAAAAGAGCCAAATCAATTCTCATTTTCTCACCCTCAGAAAAAGATTCATAAGAAAACTTTTCATGAATTGGTGATTGAACAGATTCGTTAAATTCTTCATCAAGTTTAAAGTTGATGTAGAAATCCATCATCCTCAAATAGCGGTTTACTTGTTGATTGATGAGAGGCAAATACTTTTTAATAATCTGCCTCTTTACACCACCATCTTTGAGAAGAGAAAACGCAAAGTCATAGTAACTTAACGACTCTTTGTGATCTGAGAGATCAGCATAAATTTTATCTAACTGATTTTGAAAGGAGACTAACTTGTCATGCTCAGTATTTCGGTTTTCAAGTTGATTGGCAATTGTTTGAATTTCAGATTCAAGTTGTTGTACCTGTCTCTGGAATCCAGATATAGTCGAATTGTTTTTAGAAATCTCATGATTGAGATTAACGATCTCCTTACTAATTGTTTTAAATTGCTGCTCTCGTAATTCTTCTTCTTTAATTGCTTGCTCTAGTTCTTTATAACCAGATTGCAACTCTTTTGCTTTAGATTGAGCAGCTTCAACTCTATTTAACCGAAACTCTTCTTCTATATCCTGTTCACATGTTGGGCAAACCGTATGCTCAGTAAAAAACTTGTGCTCTTTTGTGATGGTTGTAACTTTTTGAGAAATTTTTCCTTTTAAGTTTCCAAGTTTACGAAGTTTTTCTGATGCACTTTCAAGGCCAACAATCGTTGTTTGTAATTCATTCGTTTCTTCTAGAAGGTCCAGATTTTTTTCAGTGTAATTACCAACCTCATTCATAATATTGGCAATGTTTTCTTTCTTGGCATTTATGTTGGCATTGCCACGATTTTCTAGTTCTTCTATAAACTCTTCTTGCATCTTGATTTTATCAATGATGCCTTCCTTCTTAACTTCAAGAATTTTTGTTTTTTCTCTAAAAATTTTAATCTTTTCTTTGATAAGGGAATTCATTGCCGAAAAGATCTTAATGTCAAGAAGATCTTCAATAACTTCCCTTCTATTACTACTTGAAAGTTGCATGAAGGGAACAAATGTCGATGATCCCAGAATTACAACCTGAGTGAATGATTTGTGATTCAGTTTGAGAATATTATCTTCTAGAATTCTTTGATTCGCTCTATCATCAGCTTCTTTATGGAGTTTATTTCCATTGACTTCAATATCAAAAACATTTGGTTTCATTCCCCTACGAACGAAATAGTTTTTGTTACCAACCTTAAATTCAACTTCAACTAAACAGTTCTTTTCATTAACCGTATTGACAAGTTGTGGTTTATTAATTTTACGAAAAGGTTTATTAAATAATGCAAATGTTAGTGCATCCAGAAGTGTTGACTTTCCAGATCCATTTGATCCAATAATAATTGTATTATTAGATTCCGTAAAATTTATTTCGGTCCACTGATCACCAGTCGAAAGAAAATTCTTCCAACGAATATTTTTAAAAAGAATCATATCAAATTACTGGGGGGACAACAAAATCATTTTTGGTAATAATAGCATAGTTCACTCCTTTGACAATACATGTTTTGATTGCAAGGTCTGGATCAATTTCTACAGCCTCAATCTCATCATAGTTGTTTTGAGTTTCTAACATCATAACATATCTTTCGGCATCATCCTCTTCTTCAAAGAGAAATAAAACTTTTTCCCGTTTTTTGTTGAAAACGGCATATGCACCTTCTTTAGTTTCTGATTTATGCACCAGCATGTACATTTACTCAACCTCGCAAGCAGATGTGTATACTTTTTCTAGAATTGATTTTAATTTAGAAGTGTTTAAAGAACATTCAGATTCATCAACATATCTATTCAATATCGAAAGTGTGTTTTCAGATTCTTCGGTTTCAAATTCTTCGGATTGGTAAAATCCATTGAAATCAAAGTTTTCAACAATTTTTAAATCATTCACACCAGCAGAGTATAATTTATCAATAAATTGATCAAACTGTTTTACATTTGACTTCTTGTTGACAATAACCTTTACAATTTTGTCTTTGTAAATATCAGTTTTAAATGTTTGGTGGGCTGTGTCTGAATATGGAACAACATAGAACAGTCGATGTGGATTATTAACTGGAGTGTGCTCTAGAGTTTCGGTATCAAAGATATGAAATCCTCTTGTTTCTTCAACATCATGCCAATAAATTTCATATGGATTTCCAAGATAGTAAACATTATCTTGGAAGTTTCTATGATGATAATGTCCAGAAAAAACTTTTTCAAACTTTTTATAATCTGATTTATCTTCACCATGCTCACAGATATAGGTTTTATTAGCATAAAACCCTCTCATTTCTAAATGTCCAAAAGCCACTTTTGCTTCGGTCCTGGAAATGAGATTAATTGTCTCTTGACGATTTTCATCGTTGATCCATGGAATAAAAAATGTTTTTAGATTTTCAAATTTAACTTCGGTAGGACTTCCATAAACAATAACGTTATCATACTCTCGCAATAGTAGATCAACAGAGTTAATGTTATTAGTGTCCTTGTAATACGCGGTATGATTTCCGACAATTGTATGCACAGTGACACCCATAGACTGGAGACGATCATAGTAGTTCTTTTTAGCCCAATCAAGAGACCAAAAATCAATCCCCTTACGAGTGTCGAAAGTGTCTCCCATATCAACAACAGTTGTGATACCTTCTCTTTCGAGGGTTGGGAAGAAGATGTCGTCGTAGAATTTTTTGAAGTAGTCATGAAGATTCTTGTTTCCCTTTCTAGCTCCAAAATGCTGATCGGTAATGATTGCGACTTTCAAAGTTTCCCTCCAACAACTCCACTATTAACAACTCTTGTATACAAATGTAAGGTTCCTTCTTGTTCACACTTGAGATGCCATCGTGTGATATCAGTGACTTCTTTTTCTGTTAAGGCAAAGAGAAAATCTTTTCCAGTATCTTTACGAACACTCTTCCACATAAAACGAGTTTGTTCTACTCGAAAGGAATCATCAATCCATTCGTAGTTCTCTTCTTCGCGGAGGCGAGCTTCATCCAGCATTTCTTCGTGGGTCATCGGTTCATTTTTGTCTGAATGTTTTCTTTGATCGTATTATAGTCTGAACTGGTGCGAGAAAGCAAGCTATCGTCAACAGCCATAACTTCTGCAAATCCAGACTTCTCAATAATACGATTTTTGATCTCAAGTTGCTTCTTTTCTTTACCAATTCTTCTCAAGAAAGCAAAGTAGATAATCTGAGTAAAATATGCAAATGGATTAGAACTTTTCTCTGGATCAAAGTTTGTAACATATTCAATACAATTTTCAAGCCCGTCCGAAATCATGTCTTCTTTGAACATATAGTTGACAAAATTTGGTTTGTGGGATAAATGATCACCAATCTTTTTAAAACAGGTGCCAAGATATTCGTGAGTTTTCCTAAACTCTCTTGATTCTCTCAATAAATCTGACTTTGTTTTTCCTTCTTTTTCAGCTTGCTTAAGGAATTTTTTGTATTTGTTGATCTCCGCAAGGAACTCTTTATTGTTAACATAATGTTCTGGTTTCTTTTTAGTCATTATTTTATTTTATCTGTTGATAACATTATATCATACAAAACAAAGCTTGACAAGGTATCCAAAATCAAGTAGACTCTGGCTTGTCCAGGATGAAAAGAAATTATAGCTCTTTATGATTATCTTTAATATCTATTTTAAAAAGTTTCTCTAGATTCTTTTTTGTTTCTGATACAGATCCTAGGAAACCCATATTTTTAGTTACATCTCTTTGATTTTTAGAATCATTATCTTCATCATCATAGTCATTCAAATATTCATGTTTTGAGTCATTGAAGTTTTTATATAATTCTATCAATTCAATATCATCAATTTCACTCATGGTGATTACATTTGACAATCTTATAAAAAAGATATCATCATTACATAATTTCATCCAAGGCTCAATTTTTAATTCAGTATAACTTCCTTGGACATTGTATTTTAAAATGACTGGATCTTGTAGAATAATAATAGGATCTTCTTGATCACTATCATCAACCATGATTAAAGAAACAATTTCTTCACCAGAAACTAGTTTCAATGTGCAATAAAATTCTTGTTCTAAGTCTGAATTCATTATTGATTTAAAGCAACGTTTATAATCTCATAATTAAAATTTTCTTCCTTATAAATTTTTAGTCTTTCAACTAAATGATTGAGAGTGTAATTTCTTTTTTTGTTAAATGTGATATCATCCGCAATATCAAAAAGAGTGGCCTTCAATTTTTTTTCACTTTTTCTGAGGACTCTACCAATACTTTGCAGGTTTCGGACTCTTGACTTGGAGGGAGAGGCAAAGATAACATTATGAAGATTCCTGATGTTAATCCCAGTAGAAAAAGTTCCATAAGATGCGACGATGATTGCGTTTTCTTCGGTTTCGGTTATTTTGCGAATTCTTTCTCTATCTTCTGTATCTACTCCACCATAAACAAAGAAAACTTTTCTGTTATTTTTTACCGAATTATTTATCAATTCATATAATGGTTCTCCATGAGTTTCCACTCTTGTAAAAAGAATCAAAGTATTTCCTTTTTGAATCAAGGCTAAATTTTTAATAAATTTATTCCTTTGAGGGTTTTCGCAAAGATATCGAATTTCCTCTTGATAACTATCAAAGATTCTTGGTTTATGTTGTAGTCTAATAATTTTTACATCAAGATCTGATAAGTGTTTCTCTTTGATCAACTCTTTTGTTTTAATTGTTGAATATGATGGGCCAAACAAACCCTCCAGAATCCACTTGTGAGTTTGACTTCCATCAAGTGTTCCCGTAAATCCAAATCTATATTTTGCATCAGCAAGTTTCGTCATGATGCTGACTAAAGATTTAGATTTAAATAGGTGTGCTTCATCACCAACTACAACTTCAAATCGTTCAAAGTATTTTCTGTCGAGTTTGTAGATGGATTGCCAAGTGGTGATAATAACCTGATTATCAGTTTCTCTTTCCTTACCACCATAGATCTTGTGGCAGTATGATCCAACATCCCAACCATAATCCGCAAAGTCCTTGTACATCTGTTCTACAAGAGATGTGGTTGGAACAATAATTAAAGTATCTTTTCCCCTTTCAACATAGTATCTTACCACGGAGTAAATCATGAGAGATTTACCTGAGCCTGTCGGTGATACTATAAGTCGTCGATTACACTTCAGTGCATCATAGACTGCTTGTACTTGATAATCCCTGGGTTTATGTGCAGAGATCTTTGTCATATAATCTTTGACTCCCTCATAGGAGATCATTTGATTTAGATCAATCGGATGGCCATAGTATTTGTTATCTTGAAACTCATACTTGTATCCATGATCATCACAAAATCTTAGGAGTTTGTCTAATAGACCAATATAAATTTCTCCAGTCTGAATATTGAATAATCTGATCTTTCCGTCCCACCATCTGTTTCGATATTGTGGCATATATTTTGCACCCTCAACATCAAACGTAAACTGATCGGATAGTTCGTGTTTGATGTGAGGCTCAGTTTTGATTCTTAGATATACTTCATTCTTTTTGGAAATGATCAGATCACTCATACATTACATTCCTGATGTAAATTTCAACCAATCGATGGCGTTCTTTATTATATATCCACGATTTGAGAGTGATTTTATGATTTCCTCCAGATAGCGAAGCATAATATCGTAATATTTAATCTTGAGATCTACTTTAGAAAGTCTCTCATCGGCACTCATATGCCTCTGTATGCTCTCTTTTTCCCTCACCTTATAGGGAAATGGTTCATCCTCGTAGACCGCAGGATCTGCCTTTCCTGTGTAGTAGTTGTAACGCTCAAGATATACCTTATCGTAGGTCTCTTTAGCTCTTTCTCTTAGCAGTAAAGTTGTGTTGTAAATTTCATAATATTTTGCATGAAGTTGTGGAGTCTTGAGTGATTCGTTCGCTAGATCATCTCTGTCTATCTCAGAATCACGATCCCACATCTTCTGAATATCTTCAAGATTCATAAATTAGTTCCGAACAAATTAGTTACTTCGTATATACTATACTTGAAAACAGCCTGTGCTGTAAAGAACTCTTCACTTTGAAGTTTACTATCAAAGTCAAGTCCACTTAGACTGACTGGAAATAAATCCCTAAAAGTAATTTTAAAATTAGGCCTAAGATTACTACTCAATACAATGAGTGATCCATCAGAGAACTGTTCCTGATACTTATCGGTAATTCCTTCATTGTCTGTTGTTAGATCTTCAAACTGTTGAGGTGTCTTTGGGAATCCTAAACCAGTCAACCAGTTGTGTACAGCCATATAGTTTTCAAAATTTTCATCCACAAGAAATGACATCGTAAAGTCTGAATACTGGAGTTTTTCTCCAGGAACATCTAGATTTTTAAGGTACGATGGTTGAACAGCTGTTCCTAGTGATATTTCTGGAATATTGGCCGTTTGACAAAAGAAGTTGATCTTCGGGTTTTTATTAATCGTAAATTCAAATCCAGTAGGACTTAAAAAATTCCTGTTCTGGATTTGATTTCTATATGGGGACGCCATTTTTATTTTTATTTAGATAAAAAAAGAGGGTCCGAAGACCCTACTGAACACGTTCACACATATAACCATGTGTTAAACCCCTTTTTGCTTTGTATGTTTTATACTTAATACCATACTTAGAAAGAGTTTTAGTTGGGACGGTTGGACGACCTTTCTCAGATGCAACTTCTTCATAAGAACGCTCAATGAAAAAGCCACTACCAACGGGAATGGATTTGTCTAACCAAGGATATTTGAGACCAGTTGAACCACCCCTTTGACCAAGAGGAGTAACACTATTTGCTGTGCAGATGGTGTAGTTTGTTGACGCCATGATGAATAGAACGTTTGACTATGTTTACATATTAGACGACTAAGGAAAAAATGTCAACCATAAAAAAAGGGGACCTTTCGGTCCCCGTTGAATATATCCCGCTTGGGCAAGAATCACATGAGGTTCTTGACGGAAACGCGACGATAGTAGCGGTTGGTGCCAGCCTTGATAGCGCCAAGAGCGGCGTCGGTTCCTTCAGCGAAGGGATTAGCGACCATGCCGTAGCGGGTCTTGAATCCGATCTTGGGCTGGAAGGTGTCCTGACCAACGGCACGTACCATCTGGAGGGGTACGTAGGGGCAGTAGAATAGACCAGCGTCATAGGGGGAAGCACCCTTATAACCAACGACGTAGTACTGAAGAGCACTGTTGTTGGAAGCGAAGGGGTCAATATACACGCGATACTTACCATTGATAGTACCAGCAAAGGTGTTGCCAGTGTCATCAACGTTAAGGTTAGCGTTGAGGGCGGGGGTGTAATCAAGTACACCAGCCATGGTTAGAGCAGAAGCAACATCAGCGGAAGTTAGGATGATGTTACCCTTTCCACGACGAGTTCTCTGGGCGATCTGGTTAGCATCGCGCTCGATCTGGAATAGTAGACCCTTGAACTTCTCAACAGACCAACGACCGTTAGAGTCGATGTCTAGGTCAAACTGACCAGCGGTAGCAGTGTTGAGTTGAGCACCAGCCTCAGCAGACTTATAGATGGTTCTGATAACTTCGCGGTTGATCTCAGCCATGATCTCTGTGGAGAGAATGTTGGCGAGTTCAGCCTCGGCGTTTAGACCATGGATTGCCTTGAGGTCTTGTGCTAGTTCTAGGGAGTACTCAGCCTTGAGTGCTCTGGACTTAGCGGTTACGGTGACTTTCTCGATTGAGAAGGCCATCTGGTTGAAGTCAGTTCCGCTCTCGCCTAGGGCCTCAGAGTCGGTAACTGCCATACCCTGACCTACGCTGTAGGTGCTAGGAGCAGCATTAGGATCGAGAACGCCAGGATTGGAACCACGCTGTAGGGTAGTACCGAAACCAACGCTACCACCGCTGTCAGAACCACCAGTGTAGTCACCCTGAGTAGCAGAGTAACCAGAGTTCTGAGCAGAGAATGCAGAATCGGGCTCGTTGAATAGAGCTTCGTCTCCATTCATGTTGTTGTACTTAGAACGCATCGCGAAGATGAGTCCAGTGGGTCCGTTCATGGGCTGAACGCCAGCGAGGTCATAAGCGACCAAGTTGGGCATAGAGCGACGGATGAGGCTGATTAGTACGGGATCGAAACCACCAGTGGGGGCGCCACTGTCAGTCTGACCAGAACCACGATAGTATGCACCACCACCAGTGGAGAATGAGTTAGTGGGGGTAGCTTCTTGAAGGTCGAAACCGCCTTCAGCGAAAGAACGCTCTTCACTGAGGAAACGCTCTTGGTTCTCTAGAAGTTGGGCTGTGACAGCACGACGGTGGTTGTCTTTGATAGACTCGCAACCTTCATAGTCTAGAAGGGGAGCCCACTTCTCTAGGAGTTGGGGATTGTTATACATTTTACTTTGGTAAGTTTAAGGTTTTATGAAAATAATTTAGGTTAACGATCACTTAATTCTTGAAAGTGTCTGTAGGTAACGAGACATTGAACCAGAAACATCTGGGCCAGCATCTACACCTTCAGAAAGGGTTTCGGTAGTTTCACCTTTTGTATCAGCGGGGAAATATGATTCCCTTAGAGTCGCTAACTTATCACGGTAAGATTCTTCACCCTCAAACTCAACACCTTCTGCTAGAGAAGCGAGTTTCTCCTTCTGAGTTAGTGCTAGACCTTCAGAAACCTGAGCGAAGATACCTTCAGCGGTGGTTTCTCCAAGTCTGCGATTCAGTTGGATATTTCTCTCGATTTGCTCGTTGAGCTTGGTTTCCATGTCATCAAGTTTTTCTACCATATTCTCAACAACATCATATTTATCGTCAGGGATGGATACATAATGATCTTCAAATAGACCCTTCATTCCTTGGAGGAATGATTCGGTCATTTCAGTCTTCAGACCGTGCTCGATCTGAAGTGCATTCTCTTCGATCCACTCTTGAGCAACGTACTCAAGATATGAATCAATCTTTTCCGCTAGATCAGCTTTAATACCTTCTAGCTCTTCGGCAATAGTTGCCTCATAGTTTTCTTGGATTTGAGCCTTGACTTCTTCTACGCGAGCGTGAAGAGCAGCCTCAAATACGGTTCTTGCTTTTTCTTGGAACTCTTCGGAGAGTTCTTCACCAGCAAAGAGAGCAGCAACGTCTTCATCAACGTTGACTTCTTCGATGGTGGTTTCTTCTGATTCTACTTCTTCTTTCTTGGTAGCACCCTGAGCAGTGGGCATAGGGGCTCTTCCTAGCGAAGCACCAGGATCTTTTAGTTTAGCGGAATCGTCGTCGGGTCTGTAGTTCTCGGGGGTAGGACCACCGAGATCTTCGATTTGAGCACCGCCAGCAACCATAGGTTCGCCTGCAGCTGCGCCTTTTTTCACGACGTTATCCATTTCTTGTAAATTAGCGGACATTTGGGAACTCTCCGAAAATAGATCTATATTGTTGAAATCTATACTTATTTATAAATTATAGATTTGATAGGAAGTTTTGGAATAAGTTTAACTTATTCTCTTCTAGTCTTTTTTGATCAACCATGGTGTTGATCTGCTTGTATGTTTTTTCTGCAAGTCTTTCGCGGAGAATGCCGCCATCCCAAACCCACTCTTTTCCTTCCATGATGCCATTAACAAATGCATCAGGAGCTGAGGGATCTGCTACAATATCAGCAGCAGTTGCTAGAGAGAAATCGTCATTAACCATACTATAACCTTCTCTAGTTGGAGAAAGTGTTCCAACACCACGAGAAGATACGCCAAGTTTTACACCATCATTAAGGAGAGCTTCGGCAATCTTACCCATGGGGGTTGAAAGGATTTTAGCCTTTCCAATAAAGTTGTTACCCTCTCTTTGGAGTGAAACAATTTTATGGGAAACTCTATCAAGATTAATGGAAGGTCCATCGGGATGGCCTAGTTCTCCCAGAGCACGACCCTTAGAAACAAAACTTTCATTATAACGCTTTACTTCTCTATCAAGAAGATTGCAGTCATACATTCTTCTGTTTCTATTGGGGATGTTTCCCTGAAGGAAAACTCCTTCAATATAGAGATGTTTTTGACCGTTGCGTTGCTCAACGATAATCTCTACCTGTTCGATCTCTTCTCTGATGAGTTTCATTTTTTTATACGGTAAATCCTACTTTGGTTGCTTTTACATCGGTAGATCCTGCTAAGATCATATCCTTATGCTTCTTTTCAATATATTCAACAGTACCAGTTGGCATAGTCATAGAACCAATACCCTGATAATTTTCATCTAATATGGTAATCAACTGATCACCTGCATTGCTATTATATAAACGTACTACTGTAGCAGCTCCAATGCTAGAAGCACCACCAACACTAGTAGGACAATTTTCCTGTGGTCCAAGGACAAGTGATCTTGCCATTATTCTTCTCCAGAATCTTCGATTTCATCTCCAAATAATGATGCTGCAGCATATGGACGAAGAGCATCAATTTTTTCTGCAGCCTTGCCATAAAGAGCATCTTTAATATTATCACTAATCTCAGATGCACTTGCATCAGAAAAAATTAAATCAACAATATTTTCCATGAAAAGGTTATGAACTAACTAGAAAGTATTTATTCTCTTAGATTTCTCCACCTTTCATATCTGCCTGTGTAGGCCCAGCATCAATCTCCTCATCTTGCGGAACTTCACCCATCATATTTGGGTCTTCTGGAATGGGATTTCCAAATTCATCTACTGGTGCATTGGGATCGGGGAGAATTCCTTTCTCAATTTCATCCTGAATTTGCTCATCAATTTCAATGATTTCTTCATCAGTTTGGCGAAGAACTTTTCTACGGAGATATTCGACAGAGTAATACTTACCAAGATAAGGTTCTGCGAGTTGAGCTAATCCAAGTCTCCCTTCAAGAAGTTCTTTCTCCTTAAGTTCTGCAAAATGATTATCATACATATAATCAAATTGAATGTGCTCCTCAAGCATCTTCCAATCTTGAGGGGTGCAAATATTTTTAAGAAGACACTGAGTTTTCAGCATATCAATAAACATATTGCTGAAACGCTTTCTAAGGCGACCAACAAATTTGGAGAACTTAAGTTCGTCTCTTAGAATCTCAGAAGAACGGCCAAGATTGAATCCACCCTCAGCTGCAATTCTTGATTCTGGAACTCCTAGTGATCTGTATAATTTCTTCTGGAAATACTGAACATCACTCAGTTCGCCAAGATTTTGTCCACCAGGAAGTGTGGAGATTTCAGTTCCTCTACCACCTTCACGTCTTGGTAGCCAGAAATCTTCTAGCATAGACATGTATTTCTTATCATCACGAACTTCTCCAGTGGAAGCATCATAGGTAAGTTTATTTCTATACCTATTCATTACATCACGAAGATATTGCTCAGCTTTAATCTTAGGTAGATTGCCTACGTCAATGTAAAAAATTCTACGCTCAGGAGCTCTTGATAGTCTGTAGATAACTAGGGAGTCCTCAATCATACGAAGTTGATTGAGTGATTTGATTGCCTTATGAAGATATGATAGAACTACACCTTTATTTCTATCTACTAGTCCAGAAGTGCAATATGTGATTGCATCTTTGGCAAACTTAATTCCTTTTGTTCCAGAATATTTACTACCAACACCACCAGCATAGGTTGGTCTTGGTGTATACATGAAGTATTCTTCAATTTCAGGGAACTGAACAACCTCATTTGGATTTGCTCCATTTGGTTGTCTGAATATTGCATTACCTTCTTGTTTTTTCTTTTCTTCACGAACATATCTCATCTTGAGAGGATCAATATATCTTAACTCTTTGATCCCTTCATGTGGATTTTTGATGTCAATTACTTTATGATAATAAAGTCTTCCATCAACATACCAGTTTCTAAAGATCTCATGTGACTTCGCATCAAAGTTTAGAAGATCTTTTATATTTTTAAATTCTTCTCTAATTCTCTTTTTGATGCCATCACTAGCTGGGAGATTATCAAGGTTAATAGTAACGGGAGTATCATTAAGATCACTAACAATTGCCTCATTTACAACATCTTCGATGGCAGTATCCGCTTCGGGATGAAGAGCCATTTCACGATATCTTTTTACAAGTTCAAACTCTGATTTATATACTCCTTCTAAGTCAAGGTATTGGCCATAAAAATTACTAGCAATATAATGGTCAACCCCGTCCTCATTATTTTGAGGAACGGGGGACACTATAGTTTTAGATTTTTTCTCGCTATCTTCAATTGAGAATCCAAACAGTCTCGCCATGTTATAAAGTGACTACGTTAATAAGATTATTTATGAATCTTAGTTAATGTCACCAGCAGCGGCACCATTTCCACTTCCAGCAGCTGTCCACCACTGAACTTGTAGTTCAACAGTGAATTCTTCAATGGTGTCAGAAGAATCGTATGAAAGATCAATCTGACTAATGTTTGTTGGGAATACATCATGGAACTTGTACTTTCTTAGTACAGAACCATCTCTATCTAATTGATATACAAATGCATCAGCCTGATAGTCTGCTGGGTTTGTAGAACCAGTAGCATCAATAACATTATTGATACTGTTCATCCATCTTTCAAATGCACCTCTGATTTTGAAATCAGTGTCATTGATGACGGTGATTGTCCAGGTATCAAAGGTTCTGTCCCCTGCAATCTTGAGGAGACGACCACGGAAAGCAACGTCAATTGGAGCTACGTTAGATGCGGGTAGAGCTGCTGTCTTGACTAAAAATCTTGACTCGGTTAAAACACTCTCCCCAATTCCCAGATCAGCTGGGAATGAAAGGACAACTTCAAATAGATTGGGCCTTGCGCCACCTCCTGATAGTTTATTTTTGAAGTCTGAGATAGTCCTTAAAGCAGGAGGATTTTGTTGATTCTTGGATGCCATTTTAGGTTAGACCTCTAAATTAAACGTTTCCGATGATTTCTTCAAAGGAAACACCAGTGCGGGTAGCAACGAAGGTGAGACCGACGAAGTTGATAGAGCGAGCTGGTTTGATGTAAATGTCAGCAACAAATTCATTGCGATCAATAACAGCAGCAGTGTTGTTTGTCTCGTCACAAACAACTACGAAATCTTGAACACCACGGTTTGATTGAACTTCGCGTAGGAAAGGTTCAACAGCATTTACAAAGTTTGTTCTGGTGATTTCATCGTTGAATTCAAAGAGTTGATCTCTAGCAACTGCGGAGATTGCTTTCTCTAGATAGAGGAAGAGTCTGCGAACATTGATCCTATCAAAAGCAGAAGCCTTGGCAAGACCAGTCTTATCACCATATAGTACGATACCAGATCCAGGAATGAATGTTACTGGATTGACTCTATTTGAATAGAGGCGATCTCTTTGTGTCTTGTTTGGATTGTATGGCAGTTTGACTGCGTTCAAAATTGCACCTCTCTGGGTTCCAGCAGGTGAGAACCAAGGGAAGTTGTTAATATCAGTTCTTGCACAAGTACCAGCCACATCTCCATTTAGAGGAACATAGCGGAACTTATCAGCGAAACGATCATACATGTACTTATAACCGCTATCGAAGATAGCAAAGGATGAAGAAGTAATTGGTGAGAAGTGTCCAATTACATTATCGGTAATTGTTTCAGCATCTCTTACAACAGAGTCAGTGGCGGACTCATTAAAGATTGCAGATCTATATGGTGAGAGGAATGCGATTGCATCCTTTCTTCTTTCTGCAATATCAATTGCTTTTTGGCCAATTGCCTGAGTCTGTTCTTTAGTATAGTTGCCAGATCCTTGTAGGATGAAATCTACTGAATACTCATCGGGATTGTTGAGTAATTCGTAACCAGCATTTATATTTGCAACGGATGCACTTAATGAACCAGTTGTTTGTAGACCAATGCTTGCACCATAGTTTACACCAGATGCTAATGCTGCAGTGGTGTTTCCATATCCAGCGAATGAGATTCCAGAAGCATTTTGATCCCAGGCAATGTCAGTTACCACAGAAAATCCATTTCCTGCAGCTGATCCAGTTTTGAAATCAATTGCAGTGGTTCCAGCAGGAGCACCACCAGCAAAAATATATCCAGAACCTGATCTTACAAATTCTCTATAATAAGAAACCGAACCATTCTCAAATAGTGCGTCCTTAGCCTTTGAAAGATTTAGGTGCTTCTCAAGAATTGTTCCAGGATTACCAGTGATATCTCCACTGTCATCGACAACAACAATATGAGTTTCGTCAAATCTGGATCCTCTATTTGCTGCAAACTCGGAAGTTCCAGGTCTTGATGCTAGTTGATTCCAGTAAATTTCGGTTCCAGTTAGCTCAATCTTTTGAGCATCGAACCAATCAGTTGGAGTTGAATTTGTCGTGATTGTGGTAACAGCAACACCTGAACTGTTATAAACAACTAGATCTTTTGTGCTGGGATTTGTAAATCTATATACACCGTTTTCTTGATAATCTTTTTGAGTTGTAACACCAGCAGCAGAAACGTGCTGTACAAATTTGAGATCAATAGAATTGGTTCCAACACCAGTAACAACTGCCTTAAAGGATCCATCTAGAATTGATGTTGTCCCAATACCAGGAACAATCAAATTATCAGGAACAGACTGACTAACACCCATACCAACTGTAATTCCAGAGGTAGAGATTCCACTGATAGTTTGGTCAGCACGGCCATCAATGATGGCAACCTTCATGTTATTTCCCCAAGATCCAGGGTTTCTAGCAGCAAAAGTTATACCTGAAATAGTGTTTTCATCATAACCAAGATCTGCATAGTGATCTACACTCTTGATTTTTGGAGCTGTGGTTGTTGATCCAAAAAATGCATTTTTCATGTCAGAATCATCTGCTCTGACAACTCTTAGTGAGCCACCATATGCAAGATATGATGAAGCAACTAACCAATGCTCATAATGTCTATCAGCTTCATATGACTTACCAAAGTTTGCAAGTAAGTCAGACTCGTTTTCAACGAGAGTTGGAACTTCTACTGGTCCTTGTGCAAAAGGTGCCACTACAGCAGCAACTTTATCAGATACGGGATCTACTCTCCCTAAAGTAAGATCAACCTCTCTTACTACGATACCAGGAGATGCTAAATTTAGCGGCATCTTTTGTTCTCCTATGAGGTCCAAAATTAATCTAAACTTATTTATTGTTTAGTATGTTTTGACTGGGGAAACTATACGTGAACATTACCAGTCTGGATATTCCCACCTTTTATTGTCCGTTTTTCTAGTATTGAGTATTCGTTTTTTTGTGCATTCTTTACATTCATAAGAATATGATGATGGAAACTCTCCCCTATCCTTTCTAGTCAAGTAATAACCTTCGATCAAGTCCTTTGTCTTTTTACATACTCTACACTTTCTTTCTTTGAATAGTAAATGTTCTAAGGATAATTGATCATCAAAGTTCATTACCTATATTCCCACATATATGATTGATCTCCATACTCATCGATGTGCCAGCGATCACCTTCATTATCAACAAATCCACCAACATCATTGACACCATCTAATATAAATCCGAACGGGGCCATATCTTGCTCAATCTGATTTTTTTGCTCTTCATAAATTCTCTTACGGACATCATTATCCGTCATCTCTTTAAAATAATCTTGAGCTACCAACCAAGAGAAAATAACAAGGCACATTGCTAGGTCATCATTACAACCTTCCTCAGCCTCAAAAGACTGCCTCTTCTGTACAAAAGTTGTAAGTTCTGATATAATATCGTAGTCATTGGTAACTAACTTATCATCTTCGATAAGTGTTTTGAGATTTGAACATCCCAACTTCTTAACGGCAGATGTCATCCTGACACCAAGTTGTGATTTCTTTCCAGAGAATCCAGAACCAACAACCTGTCCAGCCCTACCCCTCATGGCACACATGAGCATGTTTTCATACTCAAGATCAAAGTATAAAATTGATGCCACTTGATCACCAATATCATTCACCTCAACCAATACCCAAGATTGATTATATGCATCGGCAACTTGTTTAATGATGCTAGGAAATAGCATCGGTTTGATTTCATTATTTCTATATTTTGCTACAACTTTATATGGAAATTGTGTGATATCATAGACAATAAAGGCTGAGTAGTCGTGTTCGACTCCCCGAGCAACGTCTACTGTCATCATATAATTGTGATCTTTTATTGAATTTTCATAGATATCCAATCCTTTATTTCTTTTAACTGGATCTTCATATACTAAGTTTCTGAGTTTAGTGACATCAATAAGAGTATCAACAGATCCTAGGAACTCGCACTCAAACTCAACCTTGAACTGCTGTTCTGATGTGTTTGCAATAGTCTGGGCCTTCCACTTTGCATTCCTTCCAGGAACCTCAGACCAATGAACTGCGGTTGGAATATATTCATTCTTCTTTCTTTCAGCATCATGCCACATGCGGTAGAAATGGTTCATACCATGTGGTGTGGAAACAATAATTACTTTGGTGTTTTTACCAGACGAGATAGTAGGATAAACAGAGGCAAAGAACGCATCAGCAATGTGATTTGGGATGAAGGCGAACTCGTCCAAAAAGATGATATTATACGATCCACCACGGACAGCAGATGCAGACGTAGATGCGGCGATAATCTTAGAGCCATTTTCCAGTTCTAATGATTGTTTGTTCCAGGATACAATACCCTGTTGCATCCATTTAGGCAAGTTCTCATAAGCAAGTTGTAATCTTCCGAGAAGATCCTTAGCCGTAGATGCTTTGTTTGCCAGAATGGCAATATTAACGTTGTCATTGAAGACGGCATAATGTAAAAGATATGACACCACGGTAGTTGACTTACCAGTCTGTCGTGGCATCTTACAGATATTGAACCTGTTTCTATGGAAGTTCTTTACAAGTTTCTCTTGAAACTTGTACATCTTGAATGGTACAAGGCCTTCATCAAGAGAAACGATCTGAATATAATTTTTAGCAAAATATACAGGATCTTCCTTACATTTCAAAAATTCACGAACATCATCTTCTGTGAATTCTATTTTCGTGTTGGCTTTCTTTAGATTAGGATTACCAAGATAAATGTTGTCACTCATAAAAAATTACCGTTGTTCAATCCAGTTCAGTACTGCAAGTGCTGCTTTGTTTGTGTTGGGAGATGCACAGGCAAGAGTGTAAGTATCGCTGATTGTACCAATACCAGATCTTCCAATCTGCAGTGCTGCTTTATCATCAACATCAACCAAAGAGGCACCACCAGAAATCGTAAATCCTGAAAGAAGTGCTTGGCCTCCAGTGAGTGCAGTTGCTGTAGTATCATATTGCATAAAGGAGTTTGGATCTGGATGATCTGTCCAATTCGCACCAGTCAAAGTTGAGTTCTGGTAAAGTCTCCAATAGACATTCGTGTTATCGTTCGTTACTGCCTGTAGAGATCTCAGTAACATAACTGCCTGAAGTTCATCTGTCTTAAGACGCAAACTCACAATCGGATAGAAGGTGTTTGCGTTAGTCATCGTTGTTCCAGTGATGTCATTTGAGACACTCAACAACGTACCAAGTTTTTCTGGCTCACCTTCTTGGATCAGAGAGTTAGAGCCCTGGTAAAGATAATGAGTTCCAGCAACACCAGTTACATTCTCAATCTCACAACGAATTGGAAGGAATGGACTTCTACACCAAACTAAATCATTGACATTTGAGTTCTCAAATTCATGGCTAACAATAGTC